AGTTGGGGATATCAACAACTTTCTATTATGTTTTAAGGCGTCGTATACTCCCTCAACTTGGTAATCTCTCGGAGAATACTTACAAATAGCATTCATATAATCTTTTACACCTTCCTTTGAGATAAAGTCATTTGACTCAAAAGGAAGACCATAATACTTATTGTCCGCAAACTCATAAGTATATCCATGGTCATCACAAAACTTTGTAACCTTATCTAACAACCCAACGTAAATCTCTCCAGTTTGGGTATTAAATAATCTTATCTTTCCATCCCAGTATTTACTACGATATGAGGACATAAACTTTGCACCAGGAACCTCAAAGGTAAACTGGTCTGATAATTCGTAGTATACATGAGGTTCTGCCTTAACCTGTAAATATACTTCATTCTTTTTTGATATAATCAAATGAGACATAACTCATAGGTTCACCTATAAGTATTTAGTTCATGCTGTCAAATTGATATTCTAAAATAAGTCTATAAAAATTATCTCTCATCGCAATTAAGTTCTCTTGTTCGTGTGGTTCTCCTCCAGACCATTTTTGAACTGCTTGTCTAAGACCTTCATGAATGAGACGAATACCATGAATATTTAATTCAATATTATAATAGTGTCCTTCTTCTTCTTGGTGCATTAGTTGAATCCTGATTGGAATTTGTGCCAGTCTATTGCATTCTTAATTTGGAAAGTTCTATTTGAAACTGTCTTGATAATCTCTTCTAAGAACTTGAGCATCACATCATAATAACGAATTTTGAGATCAATAGTATTTAACTTCTCATCGGCATCCATATACCTCTGTAATGCCTCTTTGTCTCTAACTTTGTATGGGAATGGTTCTTCTGCATAAACCTCTGCTGTTGCCTTTCCTGTGTAGTAGTTGTATCTTTCTAATTTTATACGATTATAAGTTCCTCTTGCCTTCTCTCTTAAAAGAGTGATGGTATTGTATAGGGTATAATATTTTGAATGAAGTTGCGGGACTTTTATTGATTCATCATGTAGGTTATCAGGGTCGATTTGAGAATCCTTTTCCCACATCTCCTGAATTTGATCAAGGTTCATAGAGGTGTTCTGTTATCAGCAGCTAATACATTATACACAGTATACTTGAAAGTGACCTCTGCTGTAAAGTAGTTGATGTCTGTATCACTTGCCTCAAAATCTAAAGAGGTCAAATATACCGGAAATAAATCTATAAATTTTACAATAGCAACATCTCTAAAGTTACTATTTAAAATATGAAGACTTCCGTCACTAAACTGTTCTTTTAAATCTCTTACTCCATCAGCATTTGTTGTTAAATCTTTAAACTCTTGTGCCGTCTCTGGAAAACCTAAACCTGTCATCCAATTATGAATTGCCATATAGTTGACCATATTTTCATCAACTAGAAACCTTAAGGAAAAGTCTCCATAAGTAAGTTTATCTCCAGGAATATCAACATCTTTAAGATATGATGGTTGGACTGCTGTTCCTAAACTTATATTGGGAATACTGGCAGAGTTTGAAAAAAAATCAACCTTTGGTTCTTTTGCTAATGTAAATTTAAAACCAACAGGAGATAAAAAATTTCTATTTCCTATCTGCTTATTAAATGTCATCGATATTGTTTTATTTGTATTTAGATAAAAAAAGAGGGTCCGAAGACCCTCTGAGTAAAATATGTGAACTGTGGATCACATGAGGTTTTGAACTTTGACTCTTCTGTAGTAACGGTTGCTATTGGTCTTGAGTCTACCAAGACCCTGGTTAGTAGCGTTACCTTCAGCGAAGGGGTTAGAAACAATACCGTAACGAGTCTTGAATCCGATTTTAGGCTGGAAGCTGTTCTCTCCAACTGCACGAACCATCTGAAGAGGAACGTAAGGGCAATAGAACAGACCTGCGTCATAAGGTGAAGAACCCTTATAACCAGAAACATAGTACTGATCAGCAGAAACGTTTGCGGCATAAGGATCGATATAGACCTTATACTTACCAGCAAGCACACCTGCGAAGGTGTTACCAGTGTCATCAACATTCAAGTTTGCATTGAGTGCAGGGGTGTAATCAAGTACACCAGCCATGGTCAGTGCGGAAGCAACGTCTGCAGAACACAGAATCATGTTGCCTTTTCCTCTACGAGTTCTTTGTGCGATTGCGTTCGCATCTCTCTCGATTTGGAAAATAAGACCTTTGAACTTCTCAACAGACCAACGTCCGTTAGAATCAACGTCAAGGTCGAAAGTACCGGCAGTAGCAACGTTTGCTTGAGCACCGGGTTCTGCAACCTTATAGATGGTTCTGATAACTTCTCTGTTGATTTCCGCAAGGATTTCAGTGGAGAGAATGTTGGCAAGTTCTGCCTCGGCATTCAAACCATGAATAGCCTTGAGGTCTTGTGCCAGTTCCAAGGAATACTCTGCTTTCAGAGCACGGGACTTAGCAGTAACGGTGACTTTCTCAATCGAGAATGCCATCTGGTTGAAGTCTTGTCCGTCTCCAAGGCTTTCGGACATCGATGTGTCCATGCCCTGGCCAACGCTATATCCAGCGGCTGTACCAACTTGGGTGACAGGATTTAAAAGTCCTGGATTAGTTCCGTTTTGAGTACCAGTTCCTAAACCAACGTCAGAACCTTCAGATCCAGCAACATAAGGACTGGAAGTAGCAATTCCACTGTTGGAGAATGCGGTGTTTGCTTCGTCGAAGAGTGCTTCTCCACCACCTTGACTTGTGAAGCGTGAACGCATTGCGAAGATCAGTCCAGTAGGACCGTTCATCGGTTGAACACCTGCAAGGTCATATGCGACCAAGTTAGGCATTGCACGTCTGATCAATGAGATCAGAACGGGATCGAAGTTAGAAATTCCAGATCCGGTTGAGTTAGTTGGAGCTTCAGAAAGGAATTCCTTTTCTTCTCTGATTGTTCTTTCTTGATTCTCCAGAAGAACTGCGGTAACCATTCTCTTATGAGCATCATTGATGCCTCCGAGACCCTCATGGTTGAGGATAGGTGCCCACTTCTCCTGAAGGTATTCAGCATTGAAACCTTGCATTTGAATTTACCTTGTTAAAAATTTTAGTTTGATTTATAATTAAAAAATCACTTTTGCGAAACTCTAGTCAGAGTATCGAGATATGACTCCATTAAACCAGTAACTGGTTGTGCAATGGACTCTGAACTCTCGGAAATATTCTCTGAGTTGTCTCTTTGAGCACCAGCATTTTCTGGGAAATAAGATTTTCTCAGAGTAACTAGTTTCTCACGATAGTTGTTTTCACTATCAAACTCAACATTTTCGGCAAGAGAAGCGAGTTTGTCCTTCTGAGAAAGTGCTAGACCTTCACAGACCTCGGAGAAGATTGCATCAGCAACCGACTCAGCTAATCTTTGATTTAGAGCAATATTAGATTTAATTTGCTCGTTGAGTTTATCTTCCATTTCATCTAATTTCTCTACCATTGCGGTAGTTACATCATATTTTTCTTCAGGGATTGTTACATAATGATCTTCAAAAAGACTCTTCATTCCAGTCAGGAATGATTCAGTCATTTCTGCCTTGAGACCTTGCTCAATTGCGAGTTGATTTTCAGAAATCCACTCTTCGGCAACATACTCAAGGTATGCGTCAACTCTACTAGTTAGTTCTTCCTTAATAACGGAAACTTCTTCTTCGAGAGTTGTTTCGTATTGTGCCTTCAGTTCTTCTTGAACTTCGGCAACTTTTGTTTTGATGGCAGCTTCAAAAATGGTACGTGCTTTCTCTTGGAATTCCTCGGAAAGTTCTTCACCTGCAAGCAGTGCTTCAACATCTTCTTCGATGTTATATTCTGCTTCTGGTGCTTGCTCTTCTTCAGATACAACTTCTTCTTCAGAAGTCTCTTCCTCGGAAACTACTTCTTCGGCAGATGCAGTGGTTTCTTCTTCTTCGACTACTTCACCCGCAACTTCCTCTTCTTCCTTCATACCACTAGGCATGGGATCAGCAGGTTTAGCACCCCTGTTCACAATGTCTTTGACAGTTGCGATTTTGGGTTCTGCGAGTTTAGCAGAGTTGTCGTCTACTTTATAGTTTTCTGGAGTCGGACCACCGAGATCTTCCCAATTGCCAGTTTGGCCTGGTGCTAAAACACCGGAAGCATTGCTTCCTGCCTTTGACATTGGTTCAGATGCAGCAGCTCCTTTAGTTACTACGTTTTCCATTTCTTGTAAATTGCTACCAACGGACATTTGATTTATTAGATTTTATACTAATCTATATTTATTTATAATTTAAAGATTTGATAAGAATTCGTTGAACAAGTTTAACTTATGTTCTTCGAGAACTTTTTGGTCAACAAGAGTGTTAATTCTCTTCTGGGTTCTTTCTGCGAGTTGCTCACGAAGAATTCCTCCTTCCCAAATCCACTCCTTTCCTTCCATAATTCCTGATACAAATGCATCAGGTGCAGAAGGATCGGCAACGATATCAGCAGCAGTTGCTAACATGAAATCTTCACCAACAACTTTTATACCACCACGGTCTTCTTTTAATGATCCAACACCACGAGAAGAAACACCAAGCATGACACCTTCATCTAAAAGTGAAGATGCAATTTTACCCATAGGAGTATTAAGGATTTGTGCCTTACCTCTAAAATTACTACCCTCTTGAGTGAGTGAAGTAATCTTATGGGAAACACGGTCAAGATTTACGGTAGGTCCATCAGGATGACCAAGTTCTCCAAGAGCACGTCCCTTTTGGACGAATGCTTCATTATATCTACTTACTTCACGAGAAAGAGTCTCCATAGGATACATTCTTCCATTACGATTTTTGAGATTACCTTGCAGGAAAACTCCTTCAATATAAAGTTTCTTATTAGAACCTTTACCTTCGGTAATAATCTTTACGTTTGAAATTTCTTCTGTGATGAGTTTCATTTGTATTAACCTGTAAATCCTACTTTTGCACCCAATACACCAGCAGCACTAGCAAAGACAATATGACTTGCTACCTTCTCAAGTAATTCAGTAGTACTAGGAAGCATTGTAAAAGTGCCGATTCCTGTCCCTGTTCTAGATTCTTTAACGGTGATCACTCTAGCAGCAGAATTAGTATTTACTAATCTAACGACAGTAGCTTCAGTAAAACTTACACCTGCTCCTGCTGATGTTGGCACTGTTACTTCGTCACTTTTTAATAAAGTTCTTGCCATTACTCTTCCCCTTCGGAATTATCTTGCTGGTCATCAAACATGGATGCGCCAACTGTTGGACGAATAGTATTAATACGTTCTGCTGCTTTTGCATACAAAACATCTTTAATTCTGTCACTAATGTCAGATGCCGACGAATCGGATCCGACTAAATTTACAATTTCTTCCATGAAAATTTAATATATGTATATTTTATATTTATATCTCGGCAGATTTACCGTCTACTTCAGTCATTCCACCATCAATTTCTGGTTCCATCGGAACATCACCCATCATTCCTTGCTCACCTTCTTGTGGTAATGGTTCTCCAGTTATTGGATCCATTGCACTCGGATCAGGAATAATGCCATCTTTGATTTCCTGTTCAATCTGTTCATCCATTTCAATCATTTCTCCATCAGTCTGACGAAGAACTTTACTACGAACCCATCTCTGCGAATAATATTTACCAATATATGGTTCAATAGATGAAAGAACGCCAAGTCTCTCATTCAACATTTCTGTTTCTTTGAGTTCTGCGAACTGATTATCATACAAGAAATCATATTGAATATGATCACTAATTCTATCCCAGTCTTCTACTGAAACAATATTCTTAAGAATGAGTTGAGTCTTCAGCATATCATTGAACATCTGAGCAAATCTCTTTCTCAAACGACCAACAAACTTAGCAAATTTAAGTTCATCTCTTAAGATTTCTGAAGAACGACCAAGGTTAAAACCACCATCGGCAGCAATTCTTGATTCTGGAACACCGAGTGCTCTATAAAGTTTCTTTTGGAAATACTCAATATCAGCAAGTTCTCCTAAGTTTTGTCCGCCAGGAAGAGTTGTAATTTCAGTTCCTCTACCACCTTCTCTTCTAGGAAGCCAGAAGTCTTCCATCATACTCATATGCTTACGATCATCACGAATTTCTCCTGTAGATGCATCATAAACTTGTTTGTTACGATAACGATTCATAACATCACGAAGATATTGTTCTGCCTTTACTTTAGGAAGATTACCAACATCAATATAAAAAATACGACGTTCAGGTGCTCTTGATAATCTATAGATGACCAAAGAA